TTACTGGCACACGGCCATTCGAGGGTGATTTAGTTTTTACGCCTTTCTCTAAAAAGTTATTTCAGATCATGCATGTCGAGCATGAACAACCTTTTTATCAATTAAACAATTTACCAGTATTTAAACTGCAATGTGAATTATTCGAGTACAATGATGAAGATATCGACGTTTCGAATGACGATATTACTCAACTAGAAGTAGATGCTGGATTTAGATATGACTTAACTCTGACGCAGGGTATTACTGCAGCAACTAAAGTGGAACTTGATTAATGAGTCATAGATGGAAAAGATTACGTAGAGTTAGCGTTACAAAGAGTGGTAATGATTATACTGCTCCACCAGCCGTTACTGTTGCAGCTCCTGCCGCACCAAAACAAGAAGCAAAAGCTACAGCAAATATATCTGGTGGTGCTGTTACAGGTACTAATTTAGATAGTGGCGGTAATTTTTACGCTACAATTCCGGCTATTACTCTAAGTGCACCTGACTCGGGTGGCACCCAAGCAGAAGCAGTAGCTTCTTTGACTAATGGCGAAGTTTCTCTTATAACAATTACAAATCCTGGATCAGGATATTCTAGTCCTCCTACTCTTACAATTCCTAAGTCAACCGACGATAAAACGTTATTTGCTGCTCAAGTAAGTTTAGATTTTGATTCGGCTACTGGTACTGTTACTAAAGTAAATGTTTTAGATAGTGGTAACTTTTATGATTCATCTAATCCACCTGTCGTAACTATAGATCCACCATATGCTGCTTCTAAATTTGAGCGTGGTGAAGATGTTACAATTCAAGCAAATTCTACTGGATCTGTTGTAAGTGGTGAAGTAGCTGAATTTATTGATAGTAGTCAAACATTAAGTTTAATACACGTAGCTAATTCTACTGGTGAGTTTACAGAACCTAGTACTGGCTTAACTATTACTGGATCTAATTCTGGTGCATCAAGAAAAATTACTAAGGTTACAAATCCTGTAATTGCTGGTGATGTATCAACAGAGTTTGATGAACAAGCACAAGACTTTTTAGATTTTACAGAAACTAATCCATTTGGAGAACCTGAAGCTGCGACGCAAGTCTTAGAAGCAACAGCGGCGGCGACTGCAGCAGCGGCACCGGCTACTCAAGTGATTGCAAGAGGTACAATTAGTGATCCACCGTTTGTAAGATCTCCAAAATCATATAAGATTGTAGCTAATGGTATATCTTATCAATTTGTAGCAGATAGTAATAATGCAAACTATTTTGAAAATATAAACGATTTAAATATCCCTGGCCTTGTGCTTAGTGCTTTTGATAGTGGTAATGTAACTAATGGTATACAAATTTCATACACGCCTCAAAATGATAGTGATAATTTAACATTAGCCGGAGATGGATTTTCAAATTTAGGAATTCCAGAAGGTAATTACGTATTAAATACTTCAAACGCAGCTGCACCTACTGTAAGTTCATTACAACTCGGTGATAGTGCGGCTATTAGGCCTGGTGATAGTGATTTTAAAGAATTTATGAAAGCTGCTGATTACCAAGCAGAAGTTGCTAGATCATCTACATCTATGATATGGGATAGTGCAGCAGGTGAATTAGGTTCAGGTAATATAGTATTTAAAGCTAATCATGTTGTTAATGCTCTCGGCCAAGCCAACATCTTCGGGGCGGGAAATTATATTAATCCTAATGATGTTGTATTTGGTGATAATGGTAAACGTGTGTATTATGGCGATCAGCATTATATTGATAGTACAGCAAGAGTAGTATCACGCACACTTAGTAGGGCATACGATATATCTAGTATTCATGGTGATGCTACGATAGGCAATTTTAGTACAGATTTTACAAGAGTCTGGGCGTATCCAGATTCTGATACATTCCCATTCAAAGGGTCAAGAGTAACTGCAATAGCGTTTAATCCTCTGGGAACTAAACTTTATATAAATGAAAATTCCGAAGATGTTATAGCACAATATAGCTTGGCTGACTCTTGGGATATTTCTACGGCATCATTAGATAAAGCTGTTACAAGTACAGCTCGTCATGCCAGTGGTTCTATATTAATGCCTAACTACTCATATAATTACTATTTCCCAGGCGGTAATGCTTATACTATGGAATGGTTTGATAGTGGTAGAAAAATGGCGATTGGTAGACTTAGCTATACTGGAAATACCGCAGTAGCTAATTTTAGTATTCCTTATGATATAGGATCTCATACTGCAAATAGTGATTATACAAATGGCATTTCATCAGCGCCTGCAGGTATACCACAGTTTGAATATAAACTAGCATTTCAATCAGGTTCTCGTTTTAATAAAGACGGTACAAGAAGATATTATGTACATACATCATTCGAAGATTCTGATTATGATAGTGCATCTAGTGGCTCAGGTAATGGCTTGAATGGATGGAGACAATCATTAGTACGTACAGATTTGTCTACTCCTTATGATTTATCTACTATGAATTTCCATAGTCAAATGGAAATAACAAATAGAGACAGTGGTGCGCCTAATCAATTTAAGTCTAATGGATTTGCAATACATCCTGATGGCACTCAATTCTATGTTATTAGTAATAACACACAAAACTTACCTGATAGTACGACAACTAAATGGACAGGTTCTGGATTACAACATATTATTCAGTATCAAACTTATGCTGATAGTAGTGTCAGTACAATCACTAGACCAAATATGGCAACAAAACCATTTACTGCAGCTGATAGTGACGATCAATGGGCTGTACCGTATTTACAAACTGATTTAACAGCTTATAAAACTCTTATTGATTCTGCTAGTCCACATTACAGACCACCATATGTAGCTCAAAGTTCATCTAATTACAGTATTGATAATATAGGTAATTTAAATGATAGCGGCAATTATACACTATACGGCCGTGACAATTATCATACACCTATTACCGGAAACTGGGCTTCTAATGTTAATGGTGAAAGAGTATGGATGAATTTTGCACAGAGCGGTAAAAAATTATTTGTGGCAGACAGATATCATCTAGGATATAACTTTTATGACTTATCAACTCCGTATGAAATAGAAACGGCTGTTGAAGATTCTTCTAAAGCGATTAGTACAAGTACTGACTTTTATGCTCCTTTTATATCAGCAGGATATAGCTCTGGATTAATTAATAATGCAGATGGTAATTTTAAATTCAACGATGAAGGTGATGAAGTTACAATTTTATATCCAGTCACGGGTAGTACTCCTGCTGCATTGAGAACTTTTGGTTTATCAACACCATTTGACATGTCTACAGTTGTTAATGGTTCTTTAGTTGAAACAAATCTTACTGCGTTTAATAATGGTGATGTAGGCACTACTTTAGCAGAAGTTATGGATAGTAATAGAATTTATGGAGGTAGAGCCGATTTTGGTAATTTTGCATTATCAGATGGACAATTTGATTGGCTAGACAGTGGTAAAAAATTAGGAATTACCGGTGGATCTGGTAATGCTACTTTTGTAGTATATGATGTTCCTACTCCTTACGATCATTCATCTATTACATACTCAGGCACAGGTCACAATTTATATTCAGCGATGAATCTTTACGACATAAGAGATGCAATTACTGCAAGGACTGGATATACAGCTAATTTTTTTAATAATGATTTTAGTTTTTCAGATGATGGTAAAATACTATACACAAAAGAGGGATTTGGAATATTTGAATATAAGCTAGATAGTGCTTATAATTTAGGTTCTATAGATTCTGCAGATGTTAATATATTATACGAACCATATGATACATTAGCCGGAGGTTTGAGATTAACTAATAATGGATATAAGAGCATAAGAGTTACGCCAAACGGTAGATTACATGTTGGATTTCTAGGATATTATGATTCTAGTGATACTTTAACTTCAACCGCTGGTATAATGTATTTCGATCTTACAACTAATAGAGGATTACCACCTGGTTATGGTGAAAGTGATGGAAGCTTCTTTAGATCTACAGCTACTAATTTAATATCTACTGTTGCAACAGGTAATTTATATACTGATACTGGTTTAACTGGTAGTAACGGAAATGTTTATTATATGAGTATTGATGAAGGTTATATAGATTCTGTTGAAAGTGACGGATCAATGTTAACCGATAGCTCAATTACCGTAACTCTTGATTCTGGCCAAGGATACGGCGGTGGTTACGGTAAAGTGTTTGCATTAGAGGAATAAAAGATGGCAATAGTACGACCTAAATTAAAATTTATTAGAGGCAAGACTTATGTCATCGATCAAAGCGATGCTAGTAATGCTGGTCATCCATTAAAATTTACGGCTGATAGTGGTACCTCAGAATATACAACAGGTGTAACAGCTACTGGAACACCTGGTCAAGCTGGCGCTAACATAACTTTTGTTGTACCTAATAATGCACCAGAAAATATGATGTATTATTGTACTACTCATGGAGTAGGCATGGGACAAAAAATAAAAATTATAACTGATCCATCAATTAATACTTGGTTTGGAGATAGAGCAGTTTTTAATCAAATGGATTATGCAGATGCATCTCCTACTTATCAAGCGTTTTCTTATGCAAGTATATCAACTCCTGGTAATGCTGTTGGATTTGCAAATTCAGTTAAAGGAAGAGATCCAAATAATGGAAATATGTCAAATGGTACTAGAGGAGTTTTTACCGAAGGAGATCAGGGTGAAGATATACTATATCTAACGATTCCTACTTTATCATCTGTATCAGATTTTGGTAATCTTTCTGCTCAAAATACTATTAACTCATATGCATCCCATTGGGGAGGAGCTAGTGCTTCTAATGGTATAAGAGGATTTATAGTTGGTGATGCAGATACAAATACTAATGCCGATGGAATGAAAGGTATTTTTTATATAACAATTGATACACTCGGTAACGCTGTTAATTTTGGTATTGATTTTGCTATCCATACAGGCAGAGGTGCTGCGGTATCTGATGATACTTACATTGTTGCAGGTGGTGGAATAGTTCCATCAGGTCTAGGTGATGTTGCAGCGGGATCGTCAGATGAAGTAAAGGGCCTTGGATATTTTACCGCTATGACAGCAAGTAGTTCAACAAGTTTCGGCGATTTAGCAATAGCAAGACCATACTTGGCAGGTTGTTCAAATAAAACTAGAGGAGTTTTTATTGGTGGTGAAGGAAATAATTTAGGTGGTTCTCCTAATTCTGATTACATGATAGAAGATATAGAAACTATAACAGTTACGACACCAGGCAATTCAACACAGTTTGGCGATTTGAGACGTAAAAGAGCAAAATTTGGTGTTACATGTAATGGAACTCATGGTGTAACTGCAGGCGGCCAATATCAACCAGGCGCTGTGCACGTTTTTTCAGATTCATATGAAATAGATTATTTTTCTATGGAAACTGCTGGAACCGCAACAGACTTTGGAGATGTATATGGTAATAATGCAAATTATTGGTCTGCTGGATCAGGTAATGCTTCGTAAGGAATAAGAAATGGCAATCAAACGACCTAGATTAAAACTTTTAAGAGGATCATCTTATACATTTGATGTTAGTGATTCTGCTTTAGCTAATCATCCTTTAAAATTTACAGCTGATAGTGGTTCTACTGAATATACTGCCGGCATATCCTTAACTGGTACTCAGGGCCAAGCGGGTGCGGAACTTACATTTACGCCTCAAGTAAATGCACCTAACAATTTAAATTATTATTGTGGAACTCATGGAATGGGCATGGGAAATCATGTAGTTATTCCTGGTACTCCATTGAATGTAGAAACAGCTAATTTTACTATATCGTCTTATGGTAGTATATCGTCATGGTATTATTCACCGACTAATATTAGATCTTCTGATTTAGGTACGTTTATGAAAGCAGGTAATAAAATTACAATAAAAAAATCTGGTACCGGACAACCGAGTGATTTGGCTGCAGTTGCGAACAATGCTGATGCACCGGCTAACTATACTGATTCTGCAGCTGATTATTTTAAGTTTACTAATCCGTCATCTAGTAGTGTTACATATAGAGTATATTCCTTTCAAGCGACTGGTAATGCAAATAGTAGTTGGGGAAGTAATACAGAATCTGGACAACAAGTTGCACATGGATGGGATATTACAGTTCCACCAAATGGACGTTTATATATGAGGCCTGGTCAAGGTTCTCAAAAGGGTATATGGTCTAATGTTAATGGATCAGCAGGATACGATACTGGTGCATCGGCTGGTGTAGGTGGCACGAGTCAAATATTCATATATGATCCAAATAATGCTAGTTCAGGTGTAAGCTACGACAATGTTTATTTACAAGCAATATTAAAGTTAACTTCTGGTGGAGCCGGTACAAGCGGGAATCCTGGTACAACTACATCAGCAATTCAAAATACAATATCAAATACTATGGATACGACTACAGGTACACATAATACTATTAGACAAGGTGATAATTATTGGGCACACCGTGCAGCTACAGGAGGATATCCTGGCGGTTCAGGTTATACATCTTTACCAAATGGTGGTCAGAATCAGTATAATCCTACATATGTATCACCTGCTATTGATTGGGATAGAGGAGGTACTAACGTTGCTGCATCAGGAACAAATTATAGATTGACTGGTGCGACAGGTAATAATATGTATGGATTAAGTGGTAGATTTGAGTTTACATCCGGCTATGTTGCTGGTGCAAACTTTGATTGGCCAGTGATCATCAGTTATCTAGGTAATAGAGGTTTTCATGCAGGTGGCAATGGTAGTACTTTTAACATAGGTTATTTTGATATAACAACTGGTGCAAATATTGCATACTTTGGAGATATGATTGGTAAATGTTCTGAACATGGCGGAGTAGGTGATGGAGCTAGAATTATAACTATGGGTGGTTATGATGGAACTTCACCAGGTGGTGATCCAAAGTCAGATAGAATACAATATTGGACATCGGCAACTACAGGAAATGCCGCAGACTTTGGAAATCTTGTGCAAAATAAACAAAAGACTCAAGGTGTAATAGGTGATGCTACTAGAGCAGTTGTTGGTGGTGGGTCAGTTCATGCATCGGGTCCTCCTTACGTAACTAATGAAATGGATTATGTTACTATTCAAACTACAGGAAATGCTTTAGATTTCGGAGATATTACACAGGCTCGTCGTGAGATTGGTAATACAAACGATGCTACACGTGGTGTTTTTATAGGTGGAGAAGTAACAGCTCAAGTAAATACAATAGATTATATAACAACGCAAACAACCGGTAATGCAATTGATTTTGGTGATACTACTAATTCTGTATATGGAGCTCATACAGGTATATGTGCCGATGAAACAAGAGGATTATACATGGGTGGTATAACTAGCCCAAATACTTTTGCGTATAATACAATAGAATATCTTACAATACAAACTACAGGTAATGGTACAGATTTTGGAGATATGGATAACGGAAGAAGCGGATTATCAGCATGTAGTAATGGAACAACAGGCGTGATAATGGGTGGTTTTGCATATCCTACAGGTCCTAACGTTCAATATATGCAAAAGGTAACTATTCAAACAACAGGTAATGCTGTAGATTTTGGTGGTATTTTACAGTCTGCAAACAGTACATATGGTGCTGCGGGTATGTCAGGTAATGACGCATAAATAGTATATTATAACAAGGATTTATTATGAGTGAAATCGTTAAGAAAACGAATACAGAATTAAAAGCAACTGATCCAGTGACATTTGGTATTACTCCTGTATCTAAGAGTAAGATCAATCCGCAAGCAGTTGCTCTAGTGAATGAATATCTGCCTGAGTTAGATGAGAAAACTAAATTCTTTGATAGGAATAATTCTCAATCAACTTTGGCAATGATGAGTCTTACAATGCTTAACGGTCATTCGCCTATGAGAATGATGCGACAAGTATTGGCAGAAACTGAGAAACGTAAGATGGCATTGGCTGAAGCACAAGTGAGCCATGCTAAAGCATTGAGAAACATTGAGAAGCTACAAGATAAACTATTCAATGATCCGGATAATAATGTTATAAGTGCAAAATTACGTGCAGCTTTTGTTGGCATAGAAATGATGGAAAGTAAAATAAACGGTTCTTTTAAAGATATTGCTACGCTGATTAACGCGTATAATAATTTAAAAGAAAATCATGGAGTGACTGATTGGTCAGAAGAGGAGTTTGAAGAATCTGAAAAAAGGCATCACGTTCGACGTGGATTTGAATTGATGTATCGTAATCTAATGGATGGCGGAAGAGCAAGTACGGCAACAATAGAATACATGCAACAATACGGTGTACATCCTCAAGTCGGACTTACAGAGGTACAACGTTATATTAAGACTGTAAGCGATATGATTGCAAATAAAGAGATACCACACTCAAATCACCTTGAAGATTTTTTAGATGAAATGGCAGACAAATATTATAAAGAAACAGATAAAACGACTCAGAGAATTTTTGGTAAAGATAATATCGTAAGCCCAGAAATTATGAGTATCATAAACAAATAGGATAAGAAATGTTCGGTCCACACTTTTATCATCAGAAAGTTAGAAAATGCGTAGCCGCATTCGGTTCTCTATTTACTAACTTGTATGTGATCCGTAAGGATAAAGCTGGTTCTGTAATTAGTACAGTTCGAGTACCATTAGCTTATGCTCCACGTGATAAGTATATCGAACGTATTCAAGGATTAGCAGATATACAAAGAGATGAATCTGTTGCTCTAAAATTACCTCGTATGTCTTTTGAGATTACATCATACATTTATGATGATACAAGACAACTACAGAAATTAAATAAAACTTTTCATAATAATACTATTGATGATCATGGTTCCAAAAAAGATGTTGTTACAAGGTCTGTACCTTACAATATAACTTTCTCACTTACCATATATGCTAAATCTCAAGATGATGCATTGCAATTAGTAGAACAGATATTACCGTTTTTTAGTCCACAATATACCTTAACTATGAAACCATTTAATGAGTATCAAGATTTATTAGAAGATATACCAATTACATTACAAGGTGTTTCTTATCTTTCAGATTATGAAGGAGCATTACAAGACAGAAGCGTATTACAATATGTTCTAGACTTTGAAATGAAAACAGCATTTTATGGTCCTATAGATGCTGGCAAAAATGTTATTCAAAGGTCTATTGTTAATTATGATTTAAATAGTGTAGATTCAGCAGGTTTTGGTTTTAGTATTCACTATACACCAAAATTCTTTAGTAGAACTCCTGATGATCCATTATTTCCAGGTTATAATACTACATACTATGGCGATAGCAGTTTATAGGTGAATTATGGATAGCGATAAAATTGCAAATGACTACGAATATTCTCGACAGACTTATTATGAGTTAATAGAGAAAGGTAAAGATGCATTAGACTTAGCTATTGAGATTGCTCAACAATCTGAGCATCCTCGTGCTATAGAAGTCTTATCAGGTATGATAAAGAATGTCGGTGATGTAAATGACAAGCTTATGGATCTGAATAAGAAAAACAAAGATATTAAAAAGAATGATGATATACCTATGAAAGCCGAAGGCACAACAAATAATAATTTGTTTATTGGTTCTACAACTGATTTACAAAGAATGTTACAGGATGTAGATAAGATCGAAAAGCCTGCTAATAATGTTATTGATTTAACGCCTCGATTAAAAGATGAATGATGGATATTTAGGGAACTCTAATGTAAAGCGTGACGGCATTGTCACTTCATGGTCCCAAGCAGAAATACTAGAATATCAAAAGTGTATGCAAAATCCTGTACACTTTGCAAGAGAATATTGTAAAGTTATATCTCTTGACGAAGGCTTAGTTGACTTCGATCTATATCCGTATCAAGAGCAAATGTTTAAATATTTTAACGAGCACCGATTTAATATCGTATTAGCTTGTCGCCAGTCCGGTAAATCTATATCGTCTGTTGCATATATTCTATGGTTTGTCTTATTTCACTCAGAAAAAACAGTGGCTGTACTAGCTAACAAAGGTGCAACAGCACGTGAGATGCTTGCGCGCATTACTCTTATGTTAGAGAATTTACCATTCTTCTTACAGCCAGGTACAAAAGCCTTAAACAAAGGTTCATTAGAATTTTCAAACAATAGTAAGATTATAGCGGCAGCCACATCAGGCTCCTCTATTCGTGGTCTTTCTATTAACTTATTATTCTTAGACGAGTTTGCATTCGTTGAGAATGATGCACAATTTTTCACGTCAACATATCCGGTTATCTCTTCCGGTAAAGATACAAAAGTGATTATTACTTCTACCGCAAATGGTATAGGTAATGTCTTCCATAAAATTTGGGAGGGAGCACAACAAAAAACAAATAACTTTCAACCATTCAGAGTTGACTGGTGGGACGTACCCGGGCGTGATGATAAGTGGAAAGAAGAAACTATTGCCAATACTTCTCGATTGCAATTCGATCAGGAGTTTGGTAATACATTCTTTGGTACAGGCGATACACTTATTAATGCAGAAACACTTATGGGGTTACGAGCAAAGGACCCGATACAAGTTAAAGGTGATGCATTAATATATGAGGAGGTTGTACCTAAACATGAATATGTTGTTGTGGTAGATGTTGCGAAGGGAAGAGGCCAGGACTATAGTACTTTTAACGTAGTCGACATTAGCACGAGGCCTTTTAAACAGGTTGCTGTTTATCGCAATAACCTTATCTCGCCTATTCTCTTCCCTGATTTTATTTATAAATTTGCAAAAGCCTATAACAATGCTTATGTAGTCGTGGAAGCAAATGATGCCGGGCAGGTTGTATGTAACGGGTTATACCACGATTTAGAATACGAGAACTTTCATGTTGAGTCGGCTGTTAAGTCAAGTGGTCTTGGTATTGAGATGACACGTAAAGTCAAACGTATTGGTTGCTCATCATTCAAAGATCTATTAGAGAATAATAAGATAGAAATTGTGGATCAGCAAACAATATTAGAAATATCTACGTTTGAATCTAAGGGACAATCATATGAAGCATCATCAGGTAACCACGATGACTTAGTAATGAATTTAGTGATGTTTGGTTATTTTGCAGGTACAACATACTTCGGTGAACTAACAGATATTAATTTAAAAGAAATGTTATTTGACCAAAGAATGAAAGAGATAGAAGCTGATGTGCTACCGTTTGGAATTATAGATGATGGTTTACCTAGTGTACCTCTTGCAGTAGAAGATGAAAGAGCTGGATGGCAGATACAACCGCGGCCAGATCTAGACTTTTAATATGTTATAAATAAGAACATAGTGAAAACCCGCCGTATTAT